TGTGATCCATCATATGAATTTGCAATTCAGGATGATCTTGCAGTTCACATGGTATCCATCCCTCTCGAAAGCGTCTTGATACATTAGGGTTATCAGATTGTCCTAAAAGGGCAGTTCTAATATACCTAAATACCCAGCCTTCTTGTGGATTAGGTGTAGGTAGGTTTGACACATTTTCCCAATCTTGTGTGTGTTGGGTAGCCTCTCGGCTTTCTGTTCCCCTCGGGGTACGCTCTTGGTCTACAGGAGTATCAGTAGAAACTGCCTCCACTTCATTAGTGTTATTATTTTCTTCTGACATTTAAGCCTCCTTCAATAATTGATTTGCGTATTGCTCTGGACTAATACCAAGTTGGCGAGCTAGCTTAACTTGAGTCTGAGTAAGACGTATTTGCGTGGGTTTTTTGTTTCCGCTATCCCTCGTTGCGGATGCAACAACTGTTGATGGTTGTCGTTTTGGTGCTTCTTCTTCTTGAGATATTTCTACCTCTGGAGTTGCACCGAAAAAAGTTGGAAATTGTTTACGCATAGCGTTATCAACTTCATTGTAATATTCTTCTGATTTACTAGCAGGGTCTATACCTTGTGCTTGTAAACTTTGATCTACGTACATTGCATAAGAAGTCATTTCTTTGTGTACAGGCTCACTACCCATAAACCAAGGATTCTTTTGTGCCCATACTTGCATATCAGGATCAGGTTGTGCAGCTTGTATTTCAGGCTGCGGTAAATTCTGTGCTATCTGTTGTTGAAGGCTAGCAGCCATATTAGTTGATTGTTGTTCAGCTAATGTAGCTTTTGACAATAACTCTTGAGCCTTAGTCATTTCATCAGCATTACCTTCTTCGTAAGCTTTTTTAAATGCTTCTTGTGCATTTTGTTTAGCCCATAAAGCATTGTTGTGTGCTTGTTTATTTAAGACTTCTCCACCTTGATCTACCATAGCTTGTAGTCTTTGGTTTTCAGCCATAAGTGTCTGTAGTCTTTGTACAGCTTCAGCAGACTCTCTAGATGCTGCTTCTTTAGCTCTACGTTCTTCGTGATACTCGTATTTAATTTTAGCTATTCTTTCACCAGCTCTTTTACTGTAATCAGAAATTTCTTTATCTACAGTTTCATCATCTATATCTGGTGAAGTATCTTCTGCTTTAGCAGGTCTGCGATCTTCTTCTGGAGTATCATCAACAACCTCTACTTCTAATCCTTCAGGTATTTGGCTGTCTATTTCTGTTTGTTTACCAAAAAATTTATCCTCTGTTGATTGAGGAA